ACAAATGGCGCTGTAAATACGCCGTCACTGTAGAGATAATTACAGCCGGGCTGTTCAGACAATGCGGTAATATCTACCCACTCCAGTGACGGATGATAGAGTTTCTCTGGCTTGACACTCATAGAGACAATTTCCGCAACTCGCTTATCTTCAATCCGGGCGTAGGTTTTCATCAGCTGAACTCCTCAATATAAATAATACCGTCAGATCCATAACTTCCGATAAAGGGATCGGTACGCGTTGTACCTCCGCCGCCTGCACCATAGGTATTTTTTTTGCCTGATGATGAGCTTTCCCCGCTACGGCTACCGCCGCCCCAGTAACTGACGCCGCCGTCACCAGAGCCGCCCCGGTAAGGGTTGCTTGAGGCCGTAATCAGTCCGGGCGCGTCGCTGCCATCACCCCCCTGTATATTTAACAATCCGCCTATGGCCGAGCCGCCAACGCCACCGGCATCACCGGAAGTCGTATTATAGCCATTGCCCGCTGTCAGCTGACCGTTAAAGGTACTGCTAGTCGCGCCGTCGGTTTCGTTACTGCCTCTACCGACTACGCCAGGATAATTTTTTGTCTCATCCACGTTCAGCCAAGCGATTACCGTTCCGCCTGCTCCCCCGCCCGCACCACGGGAAACATAACTCGATCCCCAGGCAAGATAACCATAACCCCGGCCACCACCTCCGGTCAGGATAATCTTGATTCGTTTCGTTCCCGGCGTGGGTTTGTAGTTAACTGCTCCGGGCGTGGTGAAAATCTGGTACCCGATAAAACGGCCGGAAAACTTATCGCTGATGCCAAGATTTTTCAGAACGTCAGGCAACAGCCCGGCATCGGCCATTTCCTTTAATGCGTTTTCAATTAACGGGTACTGACCATGCGGATTAGCGCTTTTGAGATGCTTTGCCATCACCTCGTCAGCGTAGGCTTTCACCTCGATCACAGCGTCATCAACATACTTACGCGTTGCCAGCACCACTGACGGATCAATTTTCAGCGTGACGGCGGTTGTGCTGTTCACGATTAAAATCATGCGCACGGTCTGCGTCCGGCCGCTTCCTTCGGCCAGCTGAGGCTTGTAAGTCTCCGGGCAGTTAGCAACGGCAATCAGCACGCCGTCAGCGTCATACAGGCCGATTTCACGGATCCAGAAACCGCCCTCGCTTTCCGGGATAATCTGCTCTGCGATAATCTGGCTGCTGTTTGCCGCGTCAACGGTCAGCGAATTAAGCTGCGCGCGTCGCTTCTCGCCAATGAGCTTTGTCTGAGCCGCATCAGGGGTCGGCAGTGTGCCGCCACCGTCGCCGACGCCCATCGAGGCGATGTTTACTTTCGTGCCGAGTGCGGCGGCGTTCGCCAGCTTAGCCGCGCCCTGATTGGTCAGCAGGGCAAAATATTTTGTCGTCATGCGCTCACTTCCGTCAGGTCAATAAGATGCACCGCCACGCCGGAATAACCCGGCCCGCCGACGCTGATAAGTTCAGGGGTATAGGGATAAACGGTCAGCTCGTCGCCGCTGTAGCTGGCAACGGCAACCGGCAGCGCGCCGTTCACGTCAAGATTGATAGACAGGCCGATAAGGTGACGGCTGCAGGGCTTCGCATCGGCTATCAGGCGCTCAAGCTCGTTATACATTTCCTCAGTAATGCCGGTATCGAGTACGCCCACATCCAGCCGGAACGTGCCAGGCGCTTCGCCGGTTTTCCACCACTCAATGATTCTGATGAGATAGCCCAGAGGCTCAACGACGCGGCGTATAGCGCCAATCGTTCCCTTGTGCCGATGCACGTACTGCGAGGCGGCAACCACGGCGCGCTTTGTTGATTCCGGCCAGGCTGAATCCCAGCGATCAACTGACCACGCCCACGCCAGATAGGGCAGAAGCTCAACCGGGCAGGCTTGCGGATTCCATAACTGGCGCAGCGGCACGCTCATCGTACCGGGGCTTGCAAGAGCCTCGGCGGCAGCAACCTCAAGCGCTGACGAGCCGGTCGGCAGCAGGCGATCACTCATCCGAGCCTCCCACGGTCAGCGCGTATCCTGTGCAGTAAGCGGCCTGGGTTTTGTCTAGCACCACGTCAGCGGAAGGCTTGATAAGGTTGACGCGCTGCACGCCCTCAACGTGCATGGCGGCATACAGCGCAGACAGGCGAATGTCACGGCCGAGACGCTTTTGTGCGCTGACAAAGGCGGCGAGTTTTGCCTCTGAAGCGGCACGGATTGGCTCCGCTTCCGGCCCCGGATAGAGGTAAAGCTCGGCCTCGATTTCGTAACTAACAATCTTCGCTGACTGCACGCTCACCCGGTCAGCAACCGGGCGCACGTCTTCGTCATTGAGCGCAGCGTTAACCACGGCCAGCAAATCATCACCGGCCACGCCGTTGCCCTCACGCGCGAGCACAGTCACGGTAACAACGGCGGGCGACGGGCTGATGGCTGATGCATCGGTAACGGGCGCTGGTTTGAGCCGCCGGTCAGCTTTAACGGCCTGGCGAAAAGCCTGCGTGCGGCCGTGCATCACAGCTCGCCGATTTATGTAAAGCGCAACATTCTGGCATCAACATTCATCCCGCACCCAATGATGAGTCAGCAGGAGTTCAGCAAGTTTGCGCTGGATTATCTGGTCTTCGGTAACGCCTTTGCCGAGCTGCGCCGTAATGGCTTGGGTAAGCCGCTGCGCCTTGAAACCACTCCGGCCAAATTCACCCGCAGAGGCGTTAAGGATGGCGTTTACTGGTTTGTGAATGACTGGAAAGAGCCGCATGAATTTTCGGCCGGCAGCGTGTTTCATCTGCTGGAGCCGGATATCAATCAGGAGCTGTACGGCCTGCCGGAATACCTCAGCGCGCTTAACTCCGCCTGGCTGAATGAGGCGGCAACGCTGTTCCGCCGCAAGTATTATCAGAACGGCGCGCACGCCGGTTACATCCTGTATATGACCGACGCGGCGCAGAGCAGCAGCGACGTTGACCGGATGCGCCAGGCTATGCGCGACACGAAAGGGATCGGCAACTTCCGCAACCTGTTTATGTACGCGCCGAACGGTAAGCCGGACGGGATCAAGATTCTGCCGCTCAGCGAGGTAGCGACGAAGGACGATTTCTTTAACATCAAGAAGGCCAGCCGCGACGACCTGCTAAGCGCACACCGCGTGCCGCCGCAGATGATGGGGATTATCCCGGACAACTCCGGCGGATTCGGTGATGCGGTGAAAGCGGCATAGGTGTTTGTGCGTAACAAACTGACACCGCTGCAGGAACGTCTGAAGGAAATCAATAACTGGCTGGGCGAAGAGGTGATCGCCTTCCGCCCTTATTCGCTGGAAGCGGCAACAAACTGAAGATGTAACGCCTGCCTGTGCAGGCGTTAGTTATTTACCCAACCAGCGCCCGGCCTGTGCAGACTCAACCAACAAACGGAGAGTAAGCGGATCATGCGGTGCGGTGAAATCTTCCGGGAAATAGTCGTTAAAAGAGATGGTGCCGGGGTCAATGCCAAAACTGTCAGCATACCGCTCAAGTAATTCATAAGCGTCGATGGGATCCATGCGAAAGTCGTTGTTCAGATCAGTGTCCAGCTCAAGCTTGTAACGTTTTAATGTAAACAAGCTTCTGCCGTTATAATCTTCAACCAGCGCAAATACTGCCTTCTCTATATCCTCACTTACCATATTCTGTCGTCCTTATGGGCAATAAGGTTGTATTTTACCGTAGTTTTCCAGCCTATCTCCGCCACATCAGCGGCCATAATTACCCATCCTAAAACCGGTATTGTGCGACCGACGAAAGTACCCAATTTATGGGTCATCAACATTTTAATTTGGAATGGTTTTTTAGGGTTTTGTATCCACGTAGGCAACCTGAACGGGAGACGGTAATCGCGCAACAGCTTGCGAGAATACACCGAGGCATAAGAGGTACCTTTCCAGGCACCCTTTAACTTTCCTGACACGTCAATCGTATTCTGTCCCGAGTAAATTGCAGCTATGGCTATGATATCCTTTGCACCGCTAAAATGCTCAGCGGTCACATCAATCATAATCCAGAAATAAAGCTCTGCCGGGGAAAGGTTGGTAAGCCCGCCATAGAAGTAAGTCCCGTTTAACTGCTCAGTTGTATCCATATTATTCCCTTACATGGTTAACCGTATTGGTCAAAAATTTATCATATTAATTCCGATCAGTGCCATACCTCATCTGCCGCTCTCAGGCCCGATTTGCGAGGCTCAAATCCTCTTCACCAGTTCAATCTCATCAAACCCTTGCGTGCGCCTCCGTGCCGCTGGCGCAGCCTCCGCATGCATGTTTGTACCCCTCGCGCGCAATGCTATCCCCGCCACGCCTGCCCGCTTTATGTATCGCTTTTCATGCATTTGCATGTACAACCTCTGAGCGCGCCAGCTCTGGTCTTACAGACGCTTAGCGATCCACTTTGGATCATGCGGATTAATGCAAGCATATGCACTTTGATGCAGAAGCAAAAAGCCACCTTAAAGGTGGCTAGTGAACGGTAGGGAAGGGGCAATTAATCATTCTGCCTGGCAGTAAATAGCGGCTTCGAAAATAGCTGTGTCGATTGTCCCTGCCATGTCGCTAATCATCGACAGTGCCATTTTTAATTCATCTTCTTTGCAATGTGCGATCAGCGATACGTCAGCAATGAACTGAATGCGTGCAACCGTTTCACTTAGATTATCTATTTTCATCAAATGATTAACTCCTTTTAGTCAAAATGTACTGTATGTATAAACAGTGTCATGATGAACTAAAATCGTAAACAATCGTGCGGCTCAGATTAGTCCGACTGCCGTTTTATTAATCAGGCAACTGTATGCCTCTTTTTCTCGCTAGTGCATTGAAGCGCTTTAATGGGGCGGCATTTTTGCGACGTCTATGGAAGATATACCCGCTTGTACCGCTCCAGTAAGAAAGCTCACCAACCCTGATTGTATGGCCTTTCATCATGCGGACAGCTTCACCGTCGGACAGTGTTAGCCTGGAGATCTCGAAGAAACTCTTTTTCAACGTTTCCCGTTCTGTGCAATGACTTAGTTCAGTGTGATATTTGTCCGGCTCAGGTTGCTCCTGCGCTGGCTTTTCTCTTAATTGCTTAATAATCCTTCTTCGCTCGGCGCGAGTAGGGGGCTTTGTGAAATCGATAGCGGCTTCAGAGCCTGTCGGCTCCGTACAGTTATTGACAGAACTCCGAGAGGACGCAGGCGCGTCCTTAAATTCAAAATCCAAATCAACGGCACGTTTCGGGACAATCCTCCATTGCATCAGACGGGTTAAAATTGGCGTATCGTTGCCAACTTCAGTTGCGTAAACACCCTTGATACGCACAGTTTCCTCTCCGTACTCATTCATGTCTTCGCTTGCCTGATACCAGGTGCGCACAGCCAGCTCGTCGCGGCGCACAAATGGGCCACCCTGCGCGTTAACGTATCCGGCCCAGTCTCCTGCGTCGGCGGCGTCATGCGCGGCCGCAAACTCAACGCTCAGGCCGTGCGCGGTTTCGCTGTCTGCCATGCGGCGCAGTTCGCGGTAAACCGTGACCGGCGCACCGCCCACAAACTGAAATTGCCGGATGTGCCAGCGTGCCGCCCAGGCAGAAACGGCCGAGGCAGTTTCCTTGAGGTCTTTGCCGCTTTCGGCGTCCGTCTCGCCGTCTAGCGCGTAGCCGTCGATATTCTTGGAAATGTATTTAGCAACGTAACCCGTCGCGCTACCTTTCTCCGGGTCGATAGCCTCGGCGTGAAAGCGGGCCTTACGGGCTTTGTCGGTTGTCAGCTCGCTGCCGTCTTGCTGCCAGGCGTAGTCGCGCATAATCTCGCGCACGCGTTCAGCCTGCTCCGGACGCATAAACATCAGCATGTGCCAGTGCGGAGTCGCATCATGATGAGGCTCAGCAACGCGGATCCCGAAGATGCGGATTTCTTCGCGGTGCAGCTTGGCGCGAATTTTCTGCCAGACACTGCAGAGATAACGCTGGGTGTCGGCCGGGCTGGAACCGTTCCATTTACGGTTACGATGCCCGGTTTTGATTGTGGCGTGATAGCGCGCGGGGGCGGTCAGCGTGTAGAATTCGCCGATAAAGCCCATTTCATTGCAGATATTTTCGAAGCCACGAATGCGGGTCATCAGCTCGCAGCGGCGAATAGCCGGATTGGCCACACTGCCGTCATATTTCTCGATCAAGCTGATACGGTTGCCATCTTCGTCTTCCAGCTCCATTCCCTTCAGAAACTCACGGGTGCGGCGCTTCTGCTCGCGCCACTCTGAAACGGTCATGCTGCTGGCGTAGGGGGTGTGCTTTTTGCTGACGTTAGCCAGGGCGATCTGAAGGTGTTCACGCCATGATGCAGCCACTCGCCGCAGTCGGCCTTTCCACCACTTTTCCGTCTGCATACGCATGATCGCCGGGATAACTTCCTCCGGGTCAAACAGCCGTGACGTGACTTTATCCCATAATGGCGGGGTCTGGCTCAGCTCACGGGTAATGGTGGCGGCGGTCATGTAAACGCGGTGCGTGTATTTGTAATCTGACTCGTCGCTGGCCTGCGCGTGCGCCTGTACCAGCTCAGCGAGAATGAAATTAGCCACATCCCCGGCCAGCAGATCGACATCGGCGCGAGCCATATCCGGCAGGCGGTTAAAACGGCGCATTAGAATGAAAAGCTGACCACCTGCTATAGCCGCATTGTCGCGCTCAGTTGCGTTACCGCCGAGTAAACTTAATGTGCTCCCCTTCATCACGCCGAGACGATATTGAGCATTAACGGTTTCAACGCGTGGCAATGTGCGCTCAACAAATGTCTTTGTTAAGTACGCATTGGCGCGGGCTGTTCCCTGTGTCTTTTCAAGATCACTAACGCGGCGTTTAACGTCGAGCTGTATCACAGTCGGCTGCTTTTCAAGTAGCTCCTGCGCACGCACTAAAGCCGCAATCATCTGAGTGCGGCTGTGCATTTCCTCATAGGTGGGATAAGGGCTGGCGATGGCTTCCCGTGGAGCATTCCACGGGTAAGCAAATTCCTCATGCATCAGACATTGCCCTGCCGGTGTTTATTGCGATGTTCCTCAATTTCCTGGCAGGAAACGCAGCGAATTACACTCAGATATGCGCGGCGGCGCGTTTCAGGAATTGGGGTATCACAGTCTTCACAAAATGAGGCGCTTATAGCAGGCGCGCGCGCGGCTGTTACAGCCAGAATCAGTCAAGGGACCATATCTCTTTTGCGAGGGCGGCTTAAAATCGGGCTGCATGCGCGCAATTTGAAAATGACCGAAACAGCAGCAAAACATATGCTTGAACCCAGTCGGTATGTACCTTTGCAGATTCAGGAAAGAGCTATTCGTTTTGGTAAGCGAATGCCAGACCCTCGTGAAGGAAAAGGAATGTTCCGATACGAAACGGATATTTATAAACTGCGCTACGATAAGCAGCGAAGGGAATATGTTCATCAGAAATACAAATTTGAAGTAATAGTCAGGGAATCAGACTGGACAATATCTCATTTTAAATATTTTTATTAGCTGACAAGGAAATTTCAATGTTTGATATCAGGAATGAAGAGTTTACATTCGCAATCGCTCCCTTTGAACGCGTAGTGGATAACGAAGCCGATCCTGTTAACCATCACTGGGACTGGATACAGTCCTGGGTGGAGTTTTCGGTAAGCGGCCTGAAAGTGGCATTTAAAACGGAGTTCACCGTTGGAGAATTGAAAATGCTGAAAAAAGAATTCTCAGCTTTTCATCAGGCGCTTATTAATCAGCAAAAGATCAGGTCGTTTAACTATCAGAGCGATATTCATCAACTGGACATGATACTGACCAATGAAAAAAGTATTGATGGCGTAACTGTTGATTTCATTCTTCGCCCGGAACCACATGCCGACAGCGTCCAGGTTAAAGGCAGCTTTGGCCTTGATGAAAGCTATTTCCCCGACATTCTGAATCGACTTGATGAAATGATTCAATGGCAGAATTAAACATTCTGCCATTGAAAATTTTAATAGAAAGCTACGGGCGTAAAACGAATTTTCTATTCAGGCGTTTTCGGCCAGCTGATAGCTGGCGCATTTGTGATATCTGCAGCCTGTACCGCCTGCACGTACTTCATCCAGGTGGTCAGCGTGGCTTTATCCGCATCAGTAATGATGCCGGGCAGCAGCTGCGTCTGCCATGCCTGAGTAATTCCGTTGACCTCACTCACGCCCGCTGACTTTTCGCTGGCCGCTGCGTCAAGCAGTGACTGCTGCTGCGCATCGCCGTCGGTTACCCACTTTTCGCCGTCCCACTTGTCAAACGCGGTTGCCGGAGAATGCGTTATGTTGTCCGCCGGATTGTCGCCCAGTACCGTGATTTTCACCGGCGCGCCGCCTGAAATCGGGTAAGCCGTTTCACCGCGATGGTCCGGCACGCTAATGTTGGCTTTCATCGTGCCGCCCTTTTTGACTTCCAGCTGCGCAGTTTTGAGCAGCGTTGCGCATTCCACTTCTGGCGAGTCGAACAGGATTTTACCGTCGCTTTGATGGTTGCCGTCTGTATGCCGGTTGCGGTCAGTGCGCCGGTTTCCGGCTCGTATTCGATCACCGCATCGTCAGGAAATGACCAGCGCATCGGCCCAGGCAGACGGAGCCGGATTGTCATAAGAGAAAATTCCCGGCAGCACAAAGCCGGTATCAAGT